GGATTGTCAAGTGTCGTCAAGTCATCACGCTCATTCATCGGCGTGTTGCACAGGCTGTGCATCGTCTGTGGATAACTTTATTTCAAACATCGACAGCTTTGAATCAGGCATATATGACATCGCTGCCCGCAAATCGAAGATCGCTTGCAACACCGTTTTGGCATCGCTTGTGAATGTCAATTCAATCTTGTGCATTTTCTGTAATCTCCTTTGCGTTTTCTAGCAGCTCCACGCCAAACACGCTACAACCCGAACATTGCACAAACAGCTTGTCAGGCGGCAGCCGCGTAGATAGATCATTGAATGACAAATGCGTTTTGTATGCCTTACAGATTCGACACTTGACCCGATACAGCTTCGCCATATTTGCTCCTGTATAGATTCTCAATAGGTTGCAGATTATTTTGACCGACCCACCAAGTCGGCTGTTTGTGATGACGGTAGCGATCTTTTTTGGCAATGCTGACCGGAATCCAGCCTGCGATTCTGTATTTTGGGCATTTGCCTACCACTAAAACAGCCACATCGCTGTTGCGATCCGATTCGTAGATAATCAGCGATCCGCTGTCATATTGTGTCCATTTGACTTCAATTGCAGCTCCAACATCGGCTGTTTGCTTAAATTTGCTCATGGCAGGATCAAAACCAATCATTCCGAAATACTTTGCCACAGCCATTTCGGCTCCGATGCTCTCGGTCATTTGTGCGACATATTCAGGAAAGTTCAAACCGCGGTCATATCGACTTGAATGATCTGCAAATGCTCCAAGTGCTTTAATGCGTTGCAGCGCGACTTCGCCTGCCCTGATCTGTGCAGGATAATCAAGGATCATTCTCATTGGCGTGCCTTTTCGGTTTCGCTCAATAAGTGCTCAGGCACAGGCTCGCGCTCTGATTTAGGATCAAGATTTAACCCACGCTCCGACAAATAATCGGCGTAATCTTCGGGCGATAGCCAATCATCGCCATCGGGTGTTTGCTTCCACCAAATGATCGGACATTGCTTGGACTTTAGCCGCTCAGGGCACGCCCACCCAAGATAAGGGCGACCTGTTTTGGCAGCTGTGCCCGATTTCTTCAATCGATGCCCGTGCTCGCATTTAGGCGGCTCCGACATAATCTTTGCTCCCAAAACCTGTTTGAGCTCGCTAATCGATTGTGCAGCTGTTTTTACATTCTGTGGCTGATAATGATCTGCGGGCTGTGTCTGCAAGCTCTCAGCCTTCTCCATGTCTTGCCGCGTAGGTCGAGCACCCGACGGCGAAAGCGCGCCGATTGCTCGACCGTAGGCTGATGTCACCGCGTTTTCGACCCAGAAATCGCGATTGACGCCATGCGTTGCCCGAAACTCGAACGCGTAATCGATAGCTGCGGGCAATTCGGCTGGATCATCGGTGCGGAACGCTTCGGCTCGCACAAGAATTCGACCATTCTCAAAATCAATGTGATCGATGTGAGCCTCTAACCTGCCCATTGGAAATTCAGCCCTAAAACGAGAAATGCGGGCATTGACATCTTCATAATTGCTGAGATCAAAAGCCATCATTTCACCTGCTTTGTGACAGCTCTGCCTTTGTAGAAGCCTTGCGTGTATCCGACTTCTTTGCCGTTGTTAAAGCCTTTTGCGTAACCTACTAACAAAGCCACGAAAAGCCCTGCCAGCATAAAGACAACCGAAATGGTCGTGTTGAGAAATGTGCCAATAGCTTCCATTTTTGCTCCCGTTGCCGCAGCTGCATTCGAGCTGCTAGCGGATACAGAGTGACAGCATCAGGCGACATTTTCAAACATTCGGCGTGTTTTTGGGCGTGTCATCATCTTTCTTGCGTGACTTTAAGCCATTACCTGCTAACACGCCGCCTAGTGATCCCGTGAGAAATATGGCAAGTGTTTTGAGTAGGTCGATGAAAGCTGCATCATTGGGAGCCTGTGCCCCGATGGGCTGCGTGACAAATATCAGGGCATAAACCGTGCCCACGGTGACGCAAAAGAATGTGAGCGCAAGGGTCGCACCGATCAGGAAAATGAGCCGTGCGTGTATATCCTCAGGGCTTAGTTTGACCCGCTTCGATCTCTGATTGAGTAACTGATTCACCCAAAATGTCTGTCGTGCAAGTTCCCGTGACTTTGCATTCGGGTCTTTGACATTCACTTAACTTCCAATTCTCGAAATCCTGACATGGGTAGCGTGTCCAGCCATCATAACCGCAGGAAGCAAGGGCGATGGAAAGGACAACGCCCAAGCTCCCTGCTATCAGCTTATTTGCTGATCCCAAAGGCGGCATCGTTTGGATTCGCCCATCGCATGAGAACGGGCGCAAGTGCCGCGATGCCAGCCATCGACAGCTTCTTCGGGTCGGTTTCGCCCGTCGCCATATACACAGCGAGCGCGCCAGCTATAAAGCTACGCGACCAGCTCGCCGCTAGTGCCTTTGCTTTTTCCATTTTTCTTCGCTTTCTTCGGCTTTGCAGGTGCAGCCGAATCGGGAGCATCGACGATCGGAAAATCGCCGTTATACGGTGCAAATCGCGGAATGCCAAAACCAACAACAGGTGATCCCGTGCCGAATTTGCGTTCCTTAATCATCACCATTCCGCCGTTGCGCTGATCTCCCGTGCCTGATGTGTTGCCTTCAACGCAAATGACAGAATCTTTTTTCACATCGACGACAATGCCGATATGCGAAATGCGATCGATGCCGTCGTGTGGAAAATCCATAAAAGCGAGCCAACCCTTTTGCGGTATTTCGCTCCAACGATTTTGATCCTTGAATTTCTGGGCTCCCGTAGCTGTGCTGACAACCGATGGAATTTTGATGCCCGCTTTCGTGCAGCACCACATTACAAATGATCCACACCAAGGCAAACCGTCAGCCATTGTGCTTTTGCCGTATTTTGTTAAATTGACAGGCTGTTCAATATAACCTACTTCGCCCAATGCAATTTCAATCACGCGCGCTGGCGTTTGATCAGGATACATCAGACACCACCCATCGGCAGGTTATTTCGTCTAACACAGCGTCATCACTCGGTTTTGGACTAATAAAAGCATCACGATCGGCATCGTAGGTGTAACCGATCCCTGCATAATTTTTTCTAAAAGTCGCATTGAATGATGTTTGAATCCATTTTCCGCCAAAAAGATTTTCACAAAAATCAATCCCTTTTTGTTCCACTTCGATTCCATCAATTAACAATTCTTCGTTATTTACGACAATAACTTCAATGACTTCATCATTGTCATTTAATTTTGCAAAATGTGCCATTAGTAAGTGATGCTCCCGCTCCCTGTAAATTGATAAATGTGAAAAGACCCTGATGTTGTATAAGTCGGCGATCCTGTTGTTGATGCCGCTGCTTTAGTTGCACGCAAAATTACTATGCCGCTACCGCCATTTTTCCCATTATTGACTTGATTCCCAGCACCGCCGCCGCCGCCTGCGCCGCGATTTGTTTGTCCTGCTGTTCCGTTGTCATTATTTGTTGAACCATTACCGCCGCCGCCCGTGCCGCCCGTTCCAGCTGAAGCGTTTTCTCCACCGCCACCGCCGCCGCCACCATAAGTAACCGATGAACCCGTAATTGATGTTGCAACACCATTACCACCCGCGCCATCGGAAACATTGTAACCAGCGCGACCAACCGCGCCAGCTCCACCACCACCGCCGCCCGAATATGCTGAACCATCATCGCCAGCATTTCCACCGCCAAAACCTTCATTGGCTGTGCCTGTCCCACCTGTTGCCGTTCCGTTACCTTTTGCACCACCGCCACTTCCACCGTTGCCACCATTGACTGCAAGATTGCTACCACCACCACCGCCACCTGTTGTTGAAACTGTTGAAATTGACGATGTTCCGCCAGCTCCGCCGCGAACTGCACTTGCCGCGCCAGCACCGCCAGCACCCACGGTCACGGTATAAGTCGTGCCAGCGTTCAAACTTATTGGAGATGGTAGTGATCCACCACCGCCCGTAGCTGTTACGCTGCATCGCAAACCGCCAGCTCCACCACCACCGCCACGATCAAAACCACCACCAGCACCGCCCGCGACAACCAAATAATCTACTGTCACAGCTCTTGGATAATTTTGTGCCGCAACAATTCCCAAAATTGTCATGCAATATCGCCTATAACATACCAAGTGTCAGTTGCAACTTTGATACACGAAGCAGCTGAATATTGTGCTCTCAATTTCGGTTGTGCCGCAGTCGCACCCGTTGAGAGAATGCTTGTCGTGCCCGATGTCACGGCTTTGATTGTCGTTTGACCAGCACCGATTTGAATTACATTGATAACGGTTCCAATGGCAAAACCAACATTTGCATTTGTCGGGATTAGAAAATCATTGGCTGATGCAACACTCATTGTAATAAGTTTTTGATCTGCGTCGCTCAATACGACGGTATAAGTAGCCGTCTGCGCGTTTAAGGTTACTTTTGAGCCTGCCGCATAATCAAAAGCGATGCCTACCGATCCAGCTGTGCCGCCACCTGTGATTGGCGATGTTACTGTGACCGCCGTAATGTCGCCTTGATCGTTTGCAATCCAAACA